TTCATTACGGATTATTGATATGTTAAGTGCGTCAGTTACAATAAATACGCGCAGTTCCCTTGGGAGTGTGGCGGAATTGGTAGACGCGCCGGACTTAAAATCTTCCGTAATCTGAATACAATGTTGAATACGCTCTGAGCTGCAAGGCTGAGAGCTTTTTTATTGCAACGGTTTTAAAATTATACACCTTAGCATAATTAAATATCCATAATCTACCGAATAAAAATAAATGCCTTTACGTGCTGAAATTGAGCAGCAGGAGACATTAGAACGTAATCAAATAAGGGGCGGATTAGAAAAATTAAGGAAGGACACCCTTCATTTAGAAAATAAAGAATACGCATCCGCAACTGTTTATGGTTCTGCTTCTATTGCTACATTGTTGCCAACATTTGTTGAATACATAGATAAAAGAAAACAGGAACGTGCAGATACTATAAAGAAACATGGCGCAGGAAGTATGGTTGCATTAATGCCATATCTTTTAGCCGTAGATACTGAGTCTCAGGCAGTAATAACTGCAAAGCTAACGTTTGATAAAGTATTTTCTCCAGTAAAAAAGAATCAATTAGTCATTAAAGTCGTCGAGTCAATCGCTTCTGCAATAGAAGCTGAATGTCAAATGCGGTATTACGAAAAATGTACTCCCGCTTTATTTAGAACTTTAAAGGAAAATTACTGGCATCAAGCAAAAGGGACTGAGTATAAACGGAAGAGCATGCAGACAATAATGAATAAGCATGACATCATACCTTGGCAACCATGGAATGGTATTAAGAAAGTACAACTGGGAGGATTTTTATTAGAGTGCCTTGCCTTTTCATCGGGTTGGTTTACTAACGTAGAGCAAAGAGTAGGTCGCAAATCAAAAACTTATGTCATAACGACAGCCGAATTTAATAAGCATAAAGATGAGATAGTTAGATTAACTGAGCTGTTTAGTCCGTTAACTAAACCAATGCTTATTGAGCCAAGAGACTGGACTAATGTGCATGATGGTGGATACTACTTAAATCAGTTAACTAATTGCCATGAAATGGTACGTCGAGGTGAACCGTTACCTATACAGGGGAAAAATACCTACAATTTTTTAAACAAAATACAGAAGGTAAAATACAAATTAAATCCTTTTATAACTGAAGTATCAAAGGAGTTAGAAGAGAGAGAAATTGAAGTAGGAAAGTTTCGTCCTGTTATTAATCACACCATACCTCCCAAGCCTGCTGACTTTGATACTAATAAAGACAGCAAGAAGGCATGGAAGAAAGAGGTATCAATAGCACATAATAAAAACGCTAACGAATGGAGAATATCCTGTCGAACTAGGATGACAATGAATTGTGTCAGAGAGTTTGAGGGAAAAGATTTCTTTATACCTTGGTCTTTCGATTACAGGGGTAGAGCATACCCTATACCTAGTTTCCTCACACCACAAGACACGGACTTTGGAAAAAGTTTACTTAAGTTTAGTGAGGAGTCAGATGTAACTGAAGACGGGGAAAAGTGGTTAGCTTTTCAAGTAGCTACAACTGCTGGTCTTGATAAGGCAACGTTAGATGAGAGACTAATGTGGCCGAAACTTATTGAAAATAAGGCAAGAATTAAACGAGTAGCTACTGACCCTATAAATAATATTGGAGATTGGGAGACAGCTGACGAACCTTGGCAATTTCTTGCTGCATGTGAGGAGTACTACTTTGTAGTTATAGCTAAGACAAGGATGTCTACTGGTCTACCCGTGGCTACCGATGCTACCTGTTCTGGCTTGCAAATTCTTGCAGGCTTAGCTCGCGATAAGTCCACAGCCACCTTGGTAAATGTTATACCAAGTGATAAACCTCAAGATGCATATCAAGTTATAGCGGATCAAAGTCGTCCAAATATTCCCGAAAGGCTACGTCCTTACTGGGATAGGAAGGCTACCAAAAGGTGCGTGATGACAATACCCTACAATGCTAAACCTTTTAGTAATAGGCAGTATATAAGAGATGCATTTAAAGATAAAGATATTGAGGTAGATAAAGATGAACTTACTCAATTAGTTCAAGCGGTCAGGAATGCCATGGAAGTAGTAGTTCCCGGACCGATGAGAGTCATGAGATGGATAGAGCAAGAAGTAAGTAAAGCTATAAAAGAGGGAGCAAAACAATTAATGTGGGTCACACCATCTGGTTTTAGGGTTACTCAAAAACTTATGAAACAAGATTGGAAAAGAGTTGAACTACAGTTATTTGGTACTACTAATTTAAGAGTAGGTACAGATAAGAATAAAGGAGTAGATCTTTTACATCACAAGAATGCAACAGCACCTAATCTAATTCACTCTTTAGATGCAAGTTTGCTCCACCTTTCAGCTATCAAATTTGATGCTCCTGTTAGTCTCATACACGATAGCGTTTTGTGTAGAGCTACAGATATGACTCACCTTTCGACGTTAGTACGCGATACTTACATGCACCTATTTGCGGAGCATGATTTTTTAAAAGACTTTGCCCAAGCTATTGGAGCTGAGTCAGAATTACCGATCATCGGAGATTTACAACCCTCCGAAGTGATTGAATCCACTTATTTTTTCTGTTAATGAGAAACATACACGTAACACCTAGTCCTGTAACTCTTGAAGGTTATCAGGCGATATTAAAGCCAAGTAAATTTGGCTATTCACTTAAGGCTGTAGTCGGAAGTGATGTAGTTAATGCACTTGAGGAAGAAAGAGCTGACTGTCTTAAATGGGCAGAATCAAAATTAAAAAATCCTAAGCGTTCAACTCTACGACCAGAACCTTGGGAAGAAGTTAGCGATGGAAAATATATAATTAAATTTTCTTGGGCTGAGGATAAAAGACCACCAGTAGTTGATACCGAAGGTACACCAATCACGAACGTAGATACACCAGTATATGAAGGATCAAAAGTTAAGCTTGGCTTTCATCAAAAGCCTTATATATTGCGCGATGGCGTTACCTATGGCACTAGCCTTAAGCTATCGGGTGTACAAATCGTCAGTATTCAATCCGGTGCTGGAGTGGATACAGGAGATTTGGATGAAGGTGGTGTAGCTGAGTTGTTTGGTAAAACAGCTGGTTTTAAAGCTGATGATCCAAATGTTACTCCTGACACAACTCCTAGCTCAGTAGAAGACGACGACTTCTAATGTTTAAATCAGGATTAGAGGAGAAAGTCTCTGATCTTTTATGTGAACTGGGTGTGAATTATGAATATGAAGGTAAAAGTTTTGACTATACCATTACTCATAAATACACTCCAGATTTTGTCTTGCCAAACGGTATATGCCTTGAGACTAAAGGTTTCTGGCGACCTGATGATAGGCGCAAGATAAGACAGGTTATACAAGATAATCCAGATATAGATTTAAGGATGGTTTTTCAAGATCCTTATAAGAAAATCTCAAAAAAATCAAAGACTACTTATGCCCAATGGTGTAAGAGATACGGAATTTTATGGTGTGCCTTTCACGCCATACCAATTCATTGGCTCAAATGACCGAAAGCGAATTTATACGACATGAGCCATGCGGTGTATGTGGATCGTCCGACGCAAATAGCGTATATACGGACGGTCACAGCTACTGCTTTAGTTGTCAAACATACACAGCTGGCGATACAGAACACACTCATCAAATGCAGACAAATGTTAATTTCAAAGGATCAGCCCAAAGGCTGCAAAAACGGAACATTAGCGAAAGAGTATGCCAGTTTTACAAAATCTTCAGAGACGATGCATACTTACGCTTCCCTTATTTCGACAGCGATGGACGCCTTAAAGGTTTCAAAGTAAAGACGAAAAGTAAGGATTTTAAATATGAAGGAGAAAGTACTGACACTCTATTTGGTCAGCATTTATTCCCTACTACTGGCAAACGAATTGTTATTACCGAGGGCGAGCTAGATGCTGCAAGCTGCTATGAAGCGATGGAAAACTGGCCGATGGTTTCGTTACCACATGGGGCAGCGTCAGCCAAAAAAGACATTCAAAAACAAATACCTTTTTTACAAGGATATGCGGAAATCATCTTATTCTTTGACAAGGATGATGCCGGACGAAAAGCTACAGAGCAAGTTGCTACTTTATTGCCTCAAGGAACTGTTAAGATTGCTCACTTGGCAGAACCTTATAAGGATGCCAGCGATGCTTTACAGGCGAATGATGCGGATGCTATTCGTCGTGCGATCTGGGATGCGAAAGTATATCAACCTGATGGAATTGTGGATGGAAAATCGTTATTAGAACTAGTAACGACACCTAGTCCACCATGCGATCACAAATATAACTTAGAAGGATTGCAAGAAAAAACACACGGAATCCGATACGGAGAACTTACGACTATAACAGCAGGCACAGGTCAGGGAAAATCAACCTTCTGTCGCCAGCTCGCAACGGACTTATTAAGTGCTGGAGAACGTGTCGGCTATATCGCATTAGAAGAATCTAACAGGCGAACGGCATTAGGTCTAATGTCAGTAGCTACAGGACAAGCATTACATTTAGGAGAACACAAAAGGGATGTTTTACAACAAGCCTATGATGCCACTATTGGTAGTTGGAATCTTTATTTGTACGATCATTTTGGCTCATTATCGCCGGATGTTATCTACAACAGAATCGAATACATGGCATTGGGACTTGACATCCGGATCATATTCCTCGACCATCTATCCATACTACTCAGCGGATTGGATGGGGACGAACGAAGAATGATAGATACAACCATGACTAAATTAAGGTCATTGGTTGAAAGAACTGGTATAAAGTTATTTCTTGTTTCCCACCTGAGACGAGCACAAAACGATAAGGCGCATGAAGATGGTCAAAGAGTTTCCATAGGGCAACTTCGCGGATCTGCTTCAATTAGCCAACTTAGCGACACAGTTTTAGCCTTAGAGCGCGATCAGCAATCGGAGGATGATGTGTCAATTTTAAGAGTTTTAAAGAATAGGTACTCAGGAGAAACAGGTGTGGCTGCCGAACTGAAATACGATAAATCTACCTGTAAATTCAATGAAACTACGAACACAATTTTCAGTCCCAACACAGACTTCTGAGTTGGATGAACTGAATAAACCAAAACCACCTAGTAAACAAGCAGTTAAGAAAGCCAAGTTTAAAGATAAAACTTATGTCGGAAAAACAAATGCTCGTATTTGACTGCGAAACTAACGGATTATTATATGACGTTTCTGAGATACATTGCATTGCCATCTGGGACTCCGAAACGAAGGAAACCCACGTATTTAACCATAGAGGTGGTGAGTGCCGGCCGATCACGGAAGCTCTCAATTGGCTCAATACGGCTGATGTCATTATTGGTCATAACATCATTGGGTATGACTTACCTGTTTTTCGGAAAATATATCCTTTTTTTAGTACTACTGCTGAAATTGTGGATACTCTTGTGCTATCTCGCTTATATCATCCAAACATGATGGAGATAGATAAAAAAAGAGCATGGACAAGAATGCCATTACAACTTCA